AAGACGGAGCAGAAAAACGCCTTGCTATCATTCAATTGGAATACGACAAGCAAGAAGAAGAAATCAGAAGGCGTTCAGAAGACCAGTTAAATGCATTCATTGAAACCGAAAAACAAAAAGCCGAAGCACAAGGAAAATGGAAAAAAGGACAAGCCTTTGACACCAATACTGAAGCTATTAAAGCCGAAAAATCCCGCATTGCTGAAAACGAAAAAGTTCTTTTAGCCTCCAATGCCGAGTACCAACGCATTCAGCAGGAACAAGTGTACAATGACTTGTTAGAAAAGTACCAAACCTACACNAAAAACAAAAAGCCGAAGCACAAGGCAAGTTGAAAAAAGGACAAGCATTTGACACCAACACCGAAGCTATTAATGCCGAAAAATCCCGCATTGCTGAAAATGAAAAGGTTCTTTTAGCCTCCAATGCCGAGTACCAACGTATACAGCAGGAACAAGTATATAAGGACTTATTAGAAAAGTATCAAACCTACACAGACCAGCGCAAAGCCATTGAGGAAAAATACAATGCCGATATAGCCGCCTTGCAAGCCAAATTGGGGTCTGATGCTCCACAAGTGAAAAAAGCGCAAGACGAAAAGACACGTGAGCTCAAAAAGTTAGATGTACTCTACAAAAAAGAGGCTACAGCTATCGCTAAACTTTTTGAAAATATGCGCAAAAAGACAGTCAAGGAGATACGCCAAACCATAGCAGAGGCAGAAGCTGAAATAGACCAGTTGGCGAGTAACCTTGATATGAGTGACAAAGACAATGTAGAATATATTCAAAGCCTACGCCAGCAACTCGAACAAGCAAGAGATACAGCCGAGCGAAGTGATACCGTTTTTGGCAAACTTGGAGCGAGCATAAAGAAAATGTTTCAAGCCAAACCCAACACCGCTGAATGGCAGGAGGCGTTCAATGGTATGTTGTCGTCAGCGCAATCAATCACAGGACAATTTGGACAGTTAGGACAAGAATTTGAGCGATTGGGACAAAGTACGGGTAATGCCTCACTAAGGGAATTCGGTAAAGGTATAAAAGAAATGGGAGAAATAGTCAATAAGGCTATGTCTTTTGCTCAAATAGGGGGACAAATTGGAGGAGGTTGGGGTGCTGCTATTGGAGGTGTTATAGGAGCCGTATATGGTTTTGTTCAGAAAATAGAGAGTGATAAAGAAAGAGCCCGTCAAAAGGAGAGAATGTGGAAACAAGAACAATATCAGAACGAAAAGAGAATAAATGAACTTTATGATGAACGTATATTGAAAGGGGAAAAACATTCTAATTCTTTGACTACTAACCAAATTGGAAAACAACTTGATATTATTAAAAACTACAATGACAAAGTAAAAAAACTTCGTAACGACCTTATAGATGTACAAAATACACAAGTATTTGACGGTTATAGAACGCGGTGGGTTTGGCAAAAGGGGCCTTTTGGTATTCCTTTTTGGGGTGAAGAAAAAGTAGAAATAACAAAAGCGTTTAAGGACAAAATTAAACCTTTCGTTGATGAATTAGGTAACATTGATTATGATTTCTTAGAAAAAATTAGTAAGGCGGATGCTAATCTAATGTCTTTTGGACGTGATAATATCGACTACGCAGGGGAACAAATACAAAAAGCAAAAGATTTGTATAATCAACTAAAAGAATACAAAAAAACAATCTCTGAATATACAAGTCAAACATTTGGTGAATTAGGGACTGGTTTCGCTGATAGCATTCTTTCTGCTGTAGAAAAAGGAAATAATGCGTTTGAAAATTTTGGTCAAACTGTTGCCCGTGTAATGAAAAACGTAATCAAACAAACGTTAGTTACCGAGAAAATAAAAGAAATTTTTTCTAAGTTCCAAAATGATGTGGATAACATATATGCCTCATCAATAGGGCTTAGCAATGAGCAAGTGTATGAAAAGGTAAAAAACAAAACTGTTGAATTTGTAAATAACATTATAAAACCTGAAATCCAAAAAGGAGAACAAAAGGCAAAAGCTATGTTTGACGCTTTGGAACAATCAGGTATTAAAATGTTTGATGATAAAAATGGTAGGAACGCAGTAGAAAAAGGATTTGCACGAATGAGTCAAGACAGTGCAGACGAATTGAACGGACAATTTAGGCTACTCACACAAATAGGTGCGGAAAGTAAAAATGCGATGTTACAAACCGTCAAGGAGTTTACTGAAATGCATAAGTTTTTACAAACATTCTCGGCTCAACAACTCAAACACCTTTCTGGTATTGAGGTCAATACTTATAAACTTCATAAAATGGAGTCTGACCTTGCAGGGGTAAAAAGAGGGATAGATGAACTCACTACCAAAGGTATAAAAATACGCACATAATAAAAGCCCTCGCAACGAGGGCTTTTATTTTACTTTCTTATACCAATTTTTCCTTTCTGATATAACTTTTATGTCTGAACCATACTTGTCTACTTGTGTATAAACGATTTTAAAAGATTGTTTGTTCTCAAAAAATGAACTGGGGGCACTCCATTCTGTCCACTCGTAATAATGTTTGTAATATTCACCATTATTAGGTAAAAACTCTATAAAATAATATGTATGCACATTATCTTCTTGAAATTTAAAAGAGTATTCCTTTTGTTCAACTAATCGTGATTGTCGAACCTCAAAATAACTATTTTTAAATACTCTATAATCATTTTTTGTAAATTCAAAAGAATAGTCAATAAGATATTCTTTATATTCCCACCTACCCACTAACCACTCAGGTACATTCAGTTTATATTGGCTAAAATCTTCTTGCTTCTCCTCACTTTTCGAACACCCCACAGCAAGCAGGGACAACAATAATAATACTATTTTTTTCATAGATTATTTTTAATGATTATACACATCTCCAAAATCAGCCTCAATAAAAATAACGTGAAAAACATTACCTTGTTGTAGTCCTATAAATACTTTATTGCTACCAGTGGCACGAAACACGTGCAACTCTTTTATGTCAGGAGTAATAAAACTTGGACATTGAGGTTTTATTTTGTCTATCGAAATTTTCTCCATTCCAAAACCGTGGCGTTGAGACTTTCTGATTTCTTCCCAGCCTAAAACACTCAACTTGTGTAAACGCTCTAAAAAGTCCACAAAAAATTTAGAGTCATTACTGTTTTTATAAGAGACAGATGTTTGTAAGTGTTTGAATGAAAATAGAGGGTAGAAATACTTTCTTTCAACACTATCTTCTTCTTCAACTGGTTTAACTTTTTTCTTACTCATCCCAATTTACACGAGTTTTAAAGAATTTAGTCATTCTTTCCTTAGTAATAACACTTCCTTTAGCAGTAGGTGTATTTTTCCAAGTAGGCTCATTGTGGGTACGATGCATAAGCCCTACTGCAGAGAAGTCATTATATACCTCAAATACCTCATTGAGTAATTCCTCCTCATCATTAGTAAATTGAGCAATTCCTTCATTTGTAGGTTGCAAAGCGTTTTTTCCAAAAGCGTTGAACTCGTAATAAGCATTAGGGACAACAGGACCGTATTGCCACGCCTCTATCTCATCATCAAAGAGAGGTTTTTCAAAAACTGCTAAATAATACCCTTGTAAGTAATATAATAACTTTTGAAGTTTTAAGTTAGTTATAAAGTCCCCATTATCAGTATTATTAGCTTTTTCTATTAGCCAATTGGCTACTTGTATAACGTTATAACTCATAATTATTTAAATATCTATAGTTAAAATGATTAGAAAGAAAATTAGTAGATTTGACTGTGCAAAAGTACAATATTATTTTGATATTGCAAAAAAGTTTGCAAAAAAGTTTGTAAAAATACTTAGCAAGAATACTTGTAAAAGTAGGTATTTTCCTAATATTTTATGACCTACAAAATAAAAGCCCCAATTAAGGGGCTTTTTCTATATCTGTATCTCCAATTTCTTTAAACGTTCCCTCTCTCTTTTAGCCTTATTCACTTGGTAGATAGCGGTTGTGTTTTGGTTAGTGTGCGAAGCCAAAAGCATAGCCGTATCGCTGTCCAAATTATCAAGCATATAGTGTTTGAGGGCGTAAAAATCAGCTTCAATGCCTAATTTATCCTTTACGTGTCGCTTCCAAAAGCGGGTAACAATCTCGGTATGACCCATTTTCTTGTTAGGGACAAAATCAAGTGCAAAAAGATAGTCGTTATCGCTTTTACACTTGTTGCATATCTCTTTCCAAAATTCTAATGCAGGAGACAATATCACCTTTGTACATCGTTTGTACTGCCCACCTTTTTCAAGCAGTATTACAAACTCCTGTTTGTCCAAATCTACATCTTTGCGTTGTAATCTAAAAAGCTCGGTATTACGCGCTCCTGAATATAGGAATATCATCATATACCTATAAAAATCAGGATTAATAAATCGCACGTGGTTTTTTACTTTTATGAGTTCGTCAGCGGTAAGTATAGTACGAACTTCTTTAATCACCTTTTTAGGGTATATATCTCTTGTAATATTAGCCTCACAACATTCGTACTCTATCAACTCACGATATAAGCTGGAGAAGTATATCACGAACCTATTGTAATATTTGTCGGATAGTCGTAACCAATCCAACATACGCTTTAAGTCCACCCTTCGCAAGTCTTTAATTTTAACAGCTTGCAAATCGAGGGCTTCACACGCTTTTTCAAGTCTATTAATAGCGCATTGTATTTCGTATAGGTGTTTTTTGGTGCCTACTTTTATTTCCAATGCACGCCTAAAAGCCTCGATAAAGTGTAATTCAGGGTAAAGACCCTCTTTGTGAACGCTCACATACTTTTTGAGGATAGGATTAAAACCATTGTCAAGTTGCTGGGGAATGTTTTTAAGAAGAAAAGAAATCATCGCCTTTCGTTCCTCTATCGTATTAGGTCTGTTAGCCTTTTTTCGATAGGGGAAGCCCTTAGGGTATTTCTTTTCAAAACGAGGGTCAAAGAAAATGCATTGCACGTACCAATCTTTATCCAAGTCTTTTTTAGTAGCTTTTTGCCAGTTGGCAGGGGACACCCATAGTTCGGAGTAGCTACACCCGTCCATTGTTTTTGTAACCATAATGTAATTATTTTAGATTGACGTTTACCTTGTCGTTTTTGAATAATTACAAATGGGATTACCGTACTAAAAATAAAAGGTAACGCTTTGAGTGGAAGTGCGTTACCTATTAGTGACCTCGACAGGATTCAAACCTGTAACCTTCTGAGCCGTAATCAGATGCGCTATTCAGTTGCGCCACGAGGCCATTGTTGTTCTTGTTTTACGGGTGCAAAGGTACGACCTTTTTTGAAACCTGCAAACTTTTTCACAACTTTTTCACAAATTATTTTCTTCTTACTTTACTTGCACTCTCCAGCCGAAGGGATCTTCAGCCTTGTTATACTGAATGTTAAGTATCGCTTGTTTGATTTTATCGGTATATA